CCAGTAATCGGCCTCTCGGTCGCAGATGTCGCGGTTCGCGTGACTCGATAAAATCCAGTCCAAGTCTCGCCAGAATCCGGGCGAGTCCTTCCAGGGTTGGAACACCTTTACTGGGCGCAGGGCATCGACCACGGCAAGCAGGATTTCGTCGATCTGGTCGTCTGTCACACTGATGTCTTCCCAAGTGAACCCGTTCTCCTGGAGCAAACGCCCCAGCCAGTCCCGAATCCCTAGCCTCACGATCTCGTCGTACTTTTCTGGATGTTCGCTCCAGTAACTCATCGGTAGCCTCCTTTGTCGTTGCCGTCGAACATGAACGCCAGCACCAGCAGGCCCACCAGCGCCATGACGACGTAGAAGGTGATGTAGTTGACGTTAGCCATTCAAGACCTCCTCCACGGTGATCTTGACGAATTGGCCGGGTTTCGGGGCGTTGTACAGTTCCCAGAGGGACGCGATCAAGACCGGCCCCCACGGGCCTTTGCTGTAGACTTGGAAGTGGTAGACACCTTTCTCGTCCACGGTGACGTTGCCGACTGTGCCGCTGAGTGTAATCATGGGTTGTGCCTCCGTAGTGCTTCGTTGAAGTTGTGTTCGTACCGTTCGCTGGCTCGTTCGTAGTCTCGGTCCTGCCGTTCGACCCAACACCCTAGACACTCGCTCTTGCCGGGTTCCGCCTCGAAGACATGGCAGGTGGAACAAATCGCGTACTCGTCACTGGTCATCACGGCCTCCTCCTAACTGCTTCAGAAACATCCCCTCGCTGTACGCCCGCCCCTCGTCGTCGTCCTGCCGGGTGTACCCGCCGCCACACAGACGCAACAGGTCTAGCTCAGCGTCCAGACCATCAAATTCTTGCCAGTCCATGCTACCCCCTTTCTGTCTATGGCCGTGTCAGGGCCGAAACAGCCACGTCACTGAAAGACCCGCTCTGAGTGCCATGTATCTACCTGATACTCGTGTCATGGTTTCCAGTATAGCACAGCGGAAACACCCGACGCAAGCACAAAAGATACCTGAATTGTAGTGTCAGATAGACCCCGTTGAGTATGTAGCGTGCATCGTTCTCCCCCACGAACCGCGCCGGAATGTCTAAGCTGTATTTGTTGAGTAACATAGTGCCTCCTTGTTAGGTTGTGACTCTCTCCCGTTTCGCCTTCGCCACTTCTTTCAAAGCCTCTAACCGCTTTGTAACCACGCTGACACAGCTAGGATGGTCTCTTGTGTAGCCCGGTCCAAGCCATGCGGCATTGACCAGCCCACAGTATCGGCAGGTCTTGGCGTGCCGTCGCCGTGCGTCTAGCAACGCGATCAGGTTTGGGTAGCGTTGTTGGTCGCGTGGGTTCATATCCAGACCTGACTAAACACCACCCGGACCCACTCGCTACCGTCCCATGTATACGCGATCACGGCTCCGTGCTGAAACCACCAGATAAACATCACAATCCCCCTTTCGTGTGTTGACTGTGACATGGTCGAAACAGTCCAGGTTATAAGTTGCCTTCACCTTAGTAGATGGCAATCCCCCTGCTGTAGTAGCTGTCAATACGCTCGCCTTTTGGTATGTCCTTCTTGGCTACGAGATAGAGCGCGGCTCCGCGTGGATCACCCTGCTGATAGGCGACATACTCCGGGTAGCTCTGCATGATCTTAGCCAGTCTCTTGAGTGCGCCAGCCTCACGGTCTGCAATCAGGGACCGGCGCATGGTGTTGCTATTCAACCAGTACGCTTTCCCGGTTGTTTCGTCGCGTTCAATACACCCGTGGTCATCCCCACACTCTAGCTCGTGCCAGCGATGCAGCGTCAAGGCGATACGCCGGAGCTTGCTCGCGTCGTCGTATCTGATGCCAGCCTGTTCAAGCCGTCGTAGCACTTCGTACCGTTCTTTTGCTGTAGTCATGGGCTTACTCCTTCTCCGCGATCTGCGCTGGAATATCTTGTTTGGCCCAATAGCCTTCATGAACTTCGCGGTACCCTTCTGTCTTCATTTGCTGTTCATAGCATGAGCGGCAGAGGTCTCGGAATCCATCACGGTAACGCCGATCCTTTGCGGCCATCCATTTCCTGACGGCTTCTCTCACTTCTCCTCGGCATATGTAGCACCTCATGGCTCCCCTCCTTTCTCAATCTGAGCTGCGTAAGCGGCACGTAATCGACCAGGCGATAACAATGTCCCATCTTTCGCTTCCATCGCTGCAATCACAATCGCCTTGCAATTGTCGTGACAATGTAATTCAGTCGTACATCCTAAGACACAGAAGGGATTAATGGACTGGCTGCCTCTGATGAGGGGTGGCATTGCTGGCAGAATGTATTGATTGCATACCTCACACAACGGCCCGTGTTGAGTAATCATGACTTCCCCTCGATCTGCGCGAGGAGGGCGCGGACGTGCTGTTTCCACGCAATGATTGCGCTTTCGCGTTCCTTTAAGTCATTGTGAAAGACTTCTCCATGTTCATCGGAAGCAATGCGTACTGCTTCCCGTAGCGCCTCCAGCATGGCCGGGGCCTGCGCGATGAGGCGGGCGTGGGCCTTACCGTGCTTCTCGTTGTGTCCATTCCAGCGGAGGTCTGCTAGGTCGGTTTCACCAGCAGAGATAACGTAACGCTCCCCACCATAGCTGCCCCTATCCAGTATGCGTACCGTCCACGGTCCCGGCGTGTGCGTGCTCATGGCTGCCTCCGTTCGACTGTGACGGCTTGGTTGTCATACAGTTCCCAGTCAACCCGTTTCTTGCATTCCTTGCATAAATGAATGAGTGAACCGCCCTTGTGATAGAGAAATGGTCTTGTGCGGTCCTGAAAATGGTGACACTGCCATTCATAGCGTGTCATGGCGCGCCCTCCTGTGGGTGTCGGCTAGTCATTAGGAAATAGGCTATTTACATCGTCAAGGGCCGCTTGTGCGGTCGCATAGAATCCCTTCTCTACTGGTACGATTGACTCATAGTCGTCATACAGCACGGCCCATTGTTTGTAATTTCTGTCCCACGCTACGGTGATCTTACGCCGTTTACCTTCAATCACGGGAAAGGTCACATAGAAGTGAGGCTTTCCACCATTTGTTACTGGTGCTACCTTTTGCCATTCCATGTTGTCACCCCCTTGGTTCGGCTCTGTCGCACCTTCTACTATATAAGAGCACGAAAGTCCTGTGCCATTTCGCTTGTGGTACGTAGGTAGTTTGAGTCCTAGTCCATGATATTCAACGTGAAAGCCTGATTCTATCCACAGGTAGGTATCACCGACTGTTCTGGTCGCATTGTAGGTGCACGGATACATCATGAGTAGGCGCGGTAACAGTCGCACGCTGTGGACTGGTTGAAATGAGCCATGCAGACCGCGCTGGTCGGATATAGCTAGCGTGTCTCTACCTTGTTTATACCGTGTCTATAACGTGTCTTACTCTTATCTTATTCTTAGACACTGGTGCACGTCAAGGGGGTGGACTAGTGGTATAGGCCCAGCGAGCCTGGCCGAGCCGAAGGCGAGGCTACAGGCGAGCAATAGAGCTGACGCGGTTAACATACGAGGCCCGGGCGTGATCGCCTGTCCTGGTGGCAGCGAGGTGGCAAGGGCAGGCTGGTGGCACTGGCTCGCGTAAGTCCACGCCATGCCTACGTTGTACCGGCCCTGTTAGAGCCGCGCCACGGCCGGCCCATCCCACGCAAGCCCTTGAATTTCCTTACAGGCATCCCCCTACCCCAAAAAACGGGCAGGGGCCGGTTCGGGCGGTGCATCCTTCCCAAATGGCAGACCTAAAACAAGACCTGTTTTGACCTTTTTCGCGGGGTTACGCGGGCGGCTTGTGGGCGCAGCGCGGGCTGGTTCTATATCTAGTATATGCTATAGTAAGGTCTGTGCCAAGTGTGTGATTTGTGCAACAGTCGAGTCAGTATACCATTTTCATGAAATTCAGTCCGTTTTCACTGGTGAAATGAAAACGTGAAAATGAATTATCTTATAGACTTAGACCTCGAACTGGAGGTCGTTTTCACGTTTTCACCACCCACGCCTATGGCACCCGAAAATGGGTGGTGTAATATTTTTACAACACCAACCGTATAGCATATGTGGGAGACGTTGGTTCAAATCAACCACCGCCCCCGCTGAACCGGGAGTTGTACGTCGAGTGTCTGTACGACCTCCCGGTAGCCGCCGACCTGATTCCGTGTCCGCTCGGCACGCTGCGACGACTCTTGGTCCGGTTTAAGGGAGCGTTCCCCGCTCGATACCGCCTTGCCCGTCAACCCCATCCAACCAACCACGGCGTCCGTAAGCGAACGCGTATCCTCTCTGCAAGCGAAATCCATGCCATACGAGAATTTCAACACCGAGGCCCCGGTCGCACCCGCCACACCTTCTCCTGGGAGTCTCTACCAGTCACAGCCCACCGCGCCTCCGGGCCACCACCCCATGTCACGGGAAGCCAACCGATTAGAGATCATGCGGCAGGCCGGGGTGACGGACAAGCTGGTCCCGCTGGTCAAGAAGGCGGTCGCACGGCTGGAGGAGGAACTGGACGCCAAGACGACCAAGTTCTTCGCCCACGAGGGGGAAGTCGTCGAAGAAAGAAGTGTTATCGACCATACCGCTCGCCAAGGCGCGATTGACAAGACCTTTGTGCTGGCGGACGTGCTGCGACCCAGGAGCGATCAGAACAACGGGCCGGGGAACGTGACCGTGAACCTGATCTGGCCCGGTTGGTCCTCGCCTCCACCGGCCATCGACGTGAAAGCTGAAGTTGTCGAACCAGCCAGTGAATGAACAGTTCCGCTTTTCACCTTGGCCACACCAGGTCGCCGCACTCAAGGCCCTCGACGCCGGGAAGAACGCGGTCCTTGTGTGGCATCGGAAAGCCGGTAAGGACTTGACCATTTTCAACTTCTGCATCGCCCAAGCCTACAAGAAACCGGGCACCTACTACTACCTGTTCCCGACCTACGCGCAGGGCAAGAAGATCATGTGGGACGGTATGGACGCGGATGGCGTGCCCTACCGCGAGTACATTCCCGACTCTATCCGCATGAAGGACGAAGAGAACGAGACGGAGATGCAGCTAGTCATCCGCACCCACAACGGGCGCAAGTCCATCATTCAGATCGTCGGCACGGACAACGTGAACCGGATCGTTGGCCCGAACCCGATTGGCGCGATCCATTCCGAGTACAGCCTCCACAACCCCCGTGCCAAGGCGCTGCTCGACCCGATCTTTTTGGCGAACAAGGGCTGGCAAGCGTTCGCGTATACCCCCCGTGGTAAGAACCACGGCTGGGACTTGTACGACTACGCCGTGAAGCATCCCGACAAGTGGTACGCCTCCATACTCACGATCAAGGACACCACTCGTCTAGACGGCTCCCCTATCGTCGTGGAGCGTGACCTTGATGAACTCCGGGCGCAGGGCCAAGACGAAGACCTGATCCAGCAGGAATACTACTGCTCGTTCGAGGGCTCGGTGCAGGGGTCGTACTACGGCCACTACCTGTCGATGGCCCGGAACGAAAACCGGATTGGCTTCTTCCCGTGGACGAGCGGCGTGTCCGTCCGTACGGCATGGGACATCGGCAAGAACGACACCAACGTCGTCTGGTTCTACCAGAAGATCGGGCAGGCGATTCGGCTCATCGATTACTACGAGGACTTCGGCGGCGGGGCGGAAATCTACAGCAAGGTCGTCATGGAGAAGCCCTACACCTACGAGGGCCATTCGCTGCCGTGGGACGCGGACATGGAGACCGCCGCAGCCCCGAAGTGTTTCCGGGCGCAACTCCAGTCGCTCGGCCTGCGGAACTGCCGCGTGGTCCGCAAGTGTGCCATTGAGACGGGGATCAGCGCCGTGCGTCGGTTATTCCCGCGCCTCCAGTTTAACGAGGCGACCACCGAGGAAGGGCTGAAGGCGCTGGCGTTCTACCACAAGGAATGGGACGAGGACAAGCAGACGTTCAAGAACCACCCCGACCACGACTGGTCAAGCAACGCCGCCGACTCCATGCGGACGCTGGCGATGGGCGAGAGTGAATGGACGGTCTCGAAAGTCCAGACCCACTACTCCACCGCGTATGACCCGTTCAAGACCGTGCCGGAGACCTACGAGACGGAGAGCGATTTCATGTACGACCAACGAGGAGAGATGTATGCCAGTGACAGTCAAGCACGTTAAAGGGGGCTACCGTGTGTCCACACCAAACGGGGTCCACGCGAAACACACGACCAAGGCCAAGGCAGAGGCACAGGAACGGCTCCTGAACGCCGTCGAGCATGGCTGGAAACCAACTGGTCGGGCTAAATCGGCGATGGGCGGACGCAAGGGCCGCAAGCGGACATAGGGCGTGGATTGCCTAGAGTGTATGTCGGACGCTGAGATTGGCACCTATAGAGACGTGACCGATGAGGTTACGTTTGAGCAAGGTCCACACACTCGACGGCTTAAACACAACGGTAAGACTCTGGCGATCCTGGTTTGTGACGGAACGTATATTTTACTGTTGGACAAGATTGGAGGCACCACGGTTCTCCGGGTGATGAAAAAGGATGGGTAGGACGGCCACGCGTGCCACGTTGGCTTTGGCGACGAGTGGGTTTAGCGAAACTATTCCTGCTGCGATTGGTATATCAAAAGCTGGTGTCACGGCCGCAACCGCTTTCGCAAGTAGAAAACCAACGGAATCCCTTAGTGCTGTGAAGGAAGCGTCTCGTGCTGCATCGTTTGGCTTAACTGATGTCGCTGGCGTGACCAAGGCACCCAAGTCGGATGTTCCTGGCGTCGATCCCGCACTGCTCGAACTCAAGCGCAAGCAGGAAGCCCAGGCCGCAGCCGAAGCGGAACAGATCAAGAAGCGAAAGGCCGTCCTCTCAGACTTCACCCGTGGCCCGGCGTCCCTTGTGTCTGGTGGGGGCCGGTCGGTCCTCGGTTCCAGCTTGTTCGGGTAATCGGTTGAGGCTCTGACACAGATGCCACAGTTGACCGAGGACGACATCAAGAAAGCCGTCCAGCAGTTCGACCGCCGGACCTCTCGGCGTGCGACGTGGGACGGCCTATACGAATCGCTGGCCGCGTTGATCCGGCCCCTGCGGATCGACGTGCGGTCCCGTCGCTCTCCTGGCTCGATGCAGACCCAGCAGATATTCGACGGCACTGCGCCGAAAGCCGCGAGTGACCTGGCGAGTGCGCTGCAAGGCTCGCTGTCACCGATTGACATGCAATGGTTCCGGCTGACCATGCGCTACAAGCCGCTGAACGACCTCCTCCCCGTCCGGCGCTGGCTGGAGGAGTGCGAGTCGCGCCTGAACCTCTACTTCCAGCACAGCAACTTCGAGGGTGAGGTCCACGAGATGTACCAGGACCTCGTGGTGTTCGGCACCGGCAACATTATGATCGAGGAGCGCAAGTCGGACCTGGCTCGCTTCGGTGGGTATCAATTCCGCACAGTCCCGCCCGGTCGGTACGTGATCGCGGAAGGCCCGGACAGCCACGTCGAGACCGTGATGCGCCTGTTCTCGCTGTCGCTGGAGGCTGCGGACACGCAATTCCCCGGCCAGTTGAGCGATGCGTCCAAAACAAAGCTGGCAACCCACCCAGAGGAGATGATCCAGGTACTCCATGTGATGCGCCCCGCCACGCGGAACGGAAGTTACCGCCGGGCCTTCGAGTCCTTCTACGTGGAGTACGTCACCAAGAAGCTGCTCGCTGAAGCCTACAGTCGCAAGCAGCGGTTCATGGTCCCGCGCTGGAGCAAAACGAGTGACGAGGAGTATGGGCGTGGCCAGGGCCATATTGTGTACCCGGACGTGGCGACCCTGAACCGGGCCGTCGAGATGCGATTCAAGCAATGGGCGAAAGCGATTGACCCGCCCGTGCTGACCGAGGACGACGGCGTACTGGGGAAGCTACGGCTCCAGGCTGGCACTCGCACGGTTGTCCGCCACAAGGACTCGGTGAAGTCCTTCGACACCGGCTCCCGCTTCGACGTGGCCCAGTTCCAGGAAGCCGACCTTCGCCAGATGATCCGCAACGGCTTCTACGCCGACAAGCTGCAACTCCCGGCCAAGCAGTACATGACCGCCTACGAAATCCAGCAGCAGGTCGAGATCATGCAGCGGGAACTTGGCCCGACCATTGGCCGGATCAAGAACGAGTTCCTGACCCCGCTCATCGACAACGCCTTTGACCTCGCGTTCCACGCAGGCGCACTCCCGCCCCCGCCGCAAGAACTGATCGCCGCTGCCCAGGCCGGTCTCTCAGGGATGGCCGTCGAGTACGAGTCCCCCCTGATCCGCGCCCAGCGCACCGCCGACATCGTAGCCGTGGACCGCACGATCCAATCCCTCGCTCCACTGATCCGGTTGAATCCCGCCGTCATGGACAACTACGACGATGACTTCCTGGCTCGGAAAGTGGGCGAGTCGGCGGGCATCCCGGCCAGCGGGTTCCGCGACCTCGATGCCGTCGCATCCATTCGCCAAGCCCGTACACAGGCCAAGCAGCAACAGCTTGAGCAGGCGTCCCAGCTACAGGAGTCCGAGATCGCCAAGAACACTGGCGCGGCGGCAAAGGGATTTGCCAGTGCCGCGCCACAACCAACAGGGAACGCATAGGTGCTAACCGCCGATGAATTACAAAGAGCACGCGACTACGCCACGGTTTTTGGGGGAGATGGAGCAGGGAAACGTGTATTGGACGATCTACGACGAGCGTGCTTCGTGTTTCGTTCAACATTCATGCCAGGCGACCCTTATGAGACTGCACGGAACGAGGGAGCCCGTGGAGTGGTTCTACGAATACAGCGGCTCATGGAACTAGAGAAGGAAGGGTTACTCGACTCAACCACCACTGCGTCGGCGTATTTCGACGGCGCATCAGAAGAAGGAGAATAACATGCCCGATCCGAATACAGCACTCGGACAATCGGCTAGCACGACTGGTGCAGCGGTTGTCGAGTCAACACCAGCAGTGACACTAAACACCACCGGGGGTGACGGTTGGTACGACACTCTCCCCGATGGTCTGAAAACCGAGAAATCACTAGAGGCATTCAAGGACAAGCCCATCAGCGCCGTCGTCGAGAGCTACGTGAACGCCCAGAAGCTCGTCGGTGGCAGCTTGCGTGTCCCGACCGACAAGGACACGCCGGAGGAGCGTGCGGCGAAGATTTCCAAAATCCACGAGGCGCTGGGACGGCCCGCGTCCGTGGACAAGTACAACGTCAAGCCCCCGGCTGCTGCCGAACTCGGCATCAACTGGAGCGAGGGCACGCAGAAACGCATCCTCGACTACGCCCACAAGCACGGCCTGAACAACGAGCAGGCCCAGGCCGCCATCGACCTCGCCGCTGACCTATACAAGGGCGAGTTGCCTGATTACGCGGGCGACTACGAGGCGTGCATGAAGGAACTGGAGACCGGTAGTGAAGGGAATCCAGGCTGGGGCTCGACCACGAAACGGTTCCTGTCCGTTGCCAACCGCACGGTGGCGACGATGTTTCCCAAGGAAGTCATGGAGCGGATCAACGCATCGGGGCTCGGCAACGACCCGGCGTTCATCCGTGGCATGTACCGCGTGGGCAAGGAACTCATGGAGGACGGCGTGATCTTCCCAGAAGTGGAAGGCGCGGCTCCGGGGAACGAGCGGAGTGGTGCCCAGGCCGAACTCGACAAGCTGATCGGTGACGCAAAAGGCGCGTACCACGACGCCAACCATCCCGATCACGATAACGCCGTACAGAAGGCACTCGAATTGAGACGGTTTCTAGCAGTGTAACTTTCCGAGAACCCCCCGCTGGGCCGGACACGAACTGCGGCGTAAGGGCACCGACAAAGCCAAGGCCGGGACGCTGACGCGACAACCCGCCGTCAAGTTAACACAGGTTAAGTAAGCAGAGGTAGGTTAACAATGGCAGCTTATGATTCAGTAGAAGTTGCAAGAGTATTACAGTTCAAGTCGAACGTAATGCACTTGTACCAGGCCAAAGGCAAGAAGCTAGAGGGCCGTGTCCGTGAGGAATCGCTCACAGGCAAAGCCCACTTCTTCGAGCGGTTGGCGAAAGAAGCGGCGGTCGTGAAAACGTCCCGGCACGCCGATACCGTCGTGCTCGACCCGATCCACTCACGGCGCATGGTGGTCCCCAAGGACTACGTGTGGTCCGCGCTCGTGGATCAGCAGGACAAAATCCGTCTCTTGATCGACCCGGCTTCCGAGTACGCTGTGGCTGCGGCTAATGCGTTGCAGCGGGCGTGGCTCCAGGCCGTGATCGACGCCTTTGACGCCGATGCTAAGGGTGGAGAGGACGGTTCGACGGCGGTGACGTTCGCGTCAGAAGCGGCTGGTGATGAAACATTCGGCACAACGGCCACCACAGCGAATGTGCTGAAACTCAAGAAGGACTTGGACTTAAAAGATGTCCCGCTGGAAGATCGTTACTTGATCTGTCGTCCGGCGTTTATTACGTCTCTGTTGGCGAATGCCACGGCTCCAATCGCTTCATCCAGCGACTATAACACCATCAAGGCGCTGGTGATGGGCGAGTTGAATACGTGGGTCGGGTTTGAGTGGACCATGAGCACGCAGATGAATGTGTCATCGGGCGTGATCTACAAGAACTTCGTGTGGCACAAGGACGCGATGGGCGTAGCGGTCAACAAGGACATCAATGCTCGTTTGAGTGAGCGTGCTGACAAGGACTACGCGATCCAAGCCTATTCCTGCATGACGATGGGTGCAACCCGCATCCAAGGTGAAGGCGTGGTCCGGTTCACGTTTGACGAGACATAAAGAGGAGATACGAGTCCGTGCAGATACCATCAGACAATAAAACTGCTACTTTGGCATTGGTTGTAGGGTGGTCTGTATCAACTGCACGAATCCCGTACCGAGTAACGCCAAATCAGGTCATTGACCGGATTGGTTTACCAGGCGCGGATTTGCTTGTACAGCACATTAACGTGAGCGGGCAGGAGTTAAGTGAAGCAGACCTGCTCGCTGTGCGTCCAAACGCTGTTAAGGCGGCTGCGTATCCGAACGAGTGGTTTGTTTAACAATCAATCCTTGGGGTGTTCCCCCTTGAAAAAACCCGACAAAAGCGAAAAGCTAACGGGTTAGGAGACAACGACAATGGCAAATACAGATTCAAGTCAGATAACCGCGATTGCTAGCACGTCCGGCAAAGCTGCTGCGAATGAGTTGAGTGGTCGCGTGCGGGTGGCGTTCTTCAGTGTGGCCGCAGTACCAACGGGTGCCGGTGACACGATGACGTTGACCAAGCTGCCGAAGGGTGCCAAGCCCCTTCGCGGCGTACTTCAGTTCACAGTTGCTCAGGGCGTGACGGCGACCACGGCCATCGGGATTTCCGGGTCAACCGGCAAGTACCGGGCTGCGGCTGTCACCAACGCCACCACAGAGTTCGTGTTCATCACGACGGCGGCGGAGAACATGGGCGTGGATACCACGGCAGAGGAAACCATTCTGGCGACCAACGCTGCGGCGGCGTGGACTGCGGCGGCGTTCCGTGGGTATATCATATATGTCGTCGATTGAGCATAGGCTCTGACGCGGCGTAAAACGCATACGAGGCTACCGTGAAACCCTGGACACCAGAAATAGCAGACCGGGCGGGTCGCGGTAGCCTCTGTGCCCGGATTCAACAGTTGACGCGGGACACGTTGCGCGTTCGCCCAGGTGGGGCCGCGCCAGACCCGTACGAATTGAAACGCCTGCTCGCACGGCTTGACCACGAGCGAGCCAAATTCCATCGGCTGTACGGCTACAAGCCCCGGCCTCAAGAGGAGAGTAATGGACAAGGAAATTAAACAGGCGATGGCTCTGTTAGGCGATCTTCACGGGTACGCCGATGCCATCGAGAAGGAATGTAACGAGATTGTGTCACAGGCGTCGAAGCTGAAGCCAGCGAGCGAGAAGCTGGCTGAAGTCGAGAAGCAGATTGCCGAGCGTTCGGCGGAATATGCCCGGTTGAATGAACAGTATCGTTTGCTGTCTGCATCACTTGACGAATTACGCGCAAAATTTCTGTAAGGCGTAGCCCGTGGGCCGTTCTGACTTCCTCGAAGCCATCATTGACACGGCTGGCTCTGGTGATAACACGCTGATAGCCGGGGTCACAGGCTACTACATAGCCGTCTACAAGATTTGGTACGTGCTCGCTGGAGACGTGAACCACACGCTCAAGAACGGCTCGACGGCGTTCTCCGGCACCGTCACAGGGAAGGCTGGTGGGTCGTTCGTGTTGGATTATGACGGCACGCCTTGGTTTGTCACCACTGCCGGTAACGGGTTTGTCCTGAATCTCAGCGGGGCGGTACAGGTCAGCGGGCGGGTCTATTACCATCTGGCGAAGCCGTGAGCTATATTGCGAACGCAGGCGGTGGTGCTGGTGCTCAGGGCGATCCAGGGCCGCAAGGTCCAGCAGGTTCTCCCGGTCTGGATGCTGAGGAGCCGGAGTTACCTTATATCATTCCGGGTCCAACTGGAGCAAAGGGTGATACGGGCGCTCCTGGTGGTGGGGGCGGAAGCTGGACGGTGGTAGAGCAGAATCTTGGTGGGGTGGGGACTGAATCCTGGCGGGGGAATTTTACGTTGGTTGACGCCGCGATCACGCCCTCCTCGAAGGTCGCCATCATGCACGCGCCAGGCCCGTACACCGGCAAGGGCACCCGCGCTGATGAAGCGGAGATGGACCCGTTGTGGTGCGTGGCTGAACCCGGCAGCGGACAGGCCACGGTGTACTGGCGCACGCACGCCCAGGTCATTTCCACCTTCTCTGACATTCGAGGGAACCAGCCCATTTCAACCGGGACCGACCAAGGCGTTCAACCCTCGTTCCAAGCGGCCCTTATCCAGCGGGTTGTTGGGCGGGTCCGTGGCAACGTCAAATTCATGTATCAGGTAGGAGCTTAACATGGCTGTGATTGAAGGCGGAGTATCGGCTGCGCTGGCCGACGTGGGCGCGAACACGAAGGCGGTTCGGAAAGAGGACCGGCCCATTGATGTCGGGGCGTTGGGCGCGTACCAAATTTCCTACGTCAGCGGCACGATGGCGGCGGGGCTTGCTGCTGGCGCGACGATCTTCTCCTGCCGATGGGGGGATGCAACCCGTACGATGCTCGTTCGGCGTGTCTCGTTCATGGCGCAGAACGCGGGTACGGCGTTCACCGCTGGCTTGTGTTTGTTCGACTTGGTTGTGGCTCGCTCATTCACGATATCGGACTCAGCGGGTGTGGCCGTTGTTTTGACCGGGAACCAGGGCAAGAAGCGCACGTCCTTCGGGTCGTCCCTTGTGACGGATATGCGCGGGTCTGGTACGGCGGCTATCACGGTAGGAACCCGCACGCTGGATACGCTCGCGGTGGACACGATCTTTGGGGCTGTGGAAGCGGTTGCGACCAACTACCTCATAGTCCCATCCAACAAGGCCTCTGGAACAGCGGCAGCGTTAGCCGCTACGTCCGTTGGTGGAGCGCGGGCAGTAGACTTCTGGTATCCAGAAATCGGTAATTCGTGGCCACTCGTTCTCGTTCAGAACGAAGGCTTTATTATCCGTGCAACCGTTCCAGCGACAGGCACATGGCGGTTCGTAGTGGAACTCGAATGGTGTGAAGTCGCATCAACGGATGGGTACAACTAACATGAAAAAGGTCTATGTGCAGGAGCCTAAACTCGCCTTCCAGAATGACCTGGAGCCGAGCCACTTACTGCTGATCTACGGGCTTATCGAGTGGGAGGAAGGAATGTTTGCTATCCAGCACGCTCCAGGGGACTCGTCCGCTACCCGTGTGGACCTGCTATGGGGTGAAGGGATCGTAGAGGTCCGGCAGAGGGCCATCGACGCCATCCTCGCGTCCTTCCCGGACGTAACCAGCAACGACATCATCTTTCTAGGAGGTTGGAATTAACATGGCTCGGACACCCAAACGCTTGTACGGTCCCGCGCAGGTAGCGACCGGCCCCACGACCGTCTACACGGTCCCAGCATCGACCAAGACCGTTCTGCGTCACCTGCACGTCAACAACCCCTCCGCCTCACCCGTCACACTCACTATTAGTATCGGGGCAGACGCGGCGGGCACGCGGTTCCTCGATGCCTACAGCATCCCCGCCAAGGCCGCAGGGGTGACTGACAGCGCACGCGATATTTATGTCTACATTCCGATGGAAGCAGCGGAGATTCTGACGCTGTCTGCCGGGACCAATAACGTCCTGGTCATCATCGTGAATGGTGACGAGATCACGTTAGGGTAACATGGCCTCAGAAGTTGAAATAGCAAATGCCGCCCTCACCAAGCTGGGCCACGCGGCGATCAGCAACCTGACCGATGACAGCGATGCAGCGCGGGCCGTGAACGCGGTCTTTGCCACGGTACGGGACGACCTCCAAGCCGTCCACTCGTGGAACTTCAACACCCGCTGGTCGTCGCTGGCAAAGCTGGCCGACGCGCCCGTGAACCCGAACTTCGGCTCACAGTACGCGCTGGCGACGAACACACTGCGGGTGTGGTCGATTGGCGAGGACATGTGGCCGTGGGTCGTCGAGGGAACGAGCCTGTTGACGGACCTCGACTCGCCAAAGGTCCAGAACAGCTACCGCGTCACGGACACGTCCCTGTTCCCTCCGTACTTCGTCAATCTGATGGCGTACCGACTGGCGGCGGAACTGTGCATCTCGCTGACGGCTCGCCGGGGTAACTTGCAGGACCACTGGACGCTGTACGAGAAGGCCCTGGCCGAAGCCAAGACCAGCGACGGGCAGGAAGGGTCGCCGTTCGTAGACGACGCCAGCCCGCTCGCCGACGTGCGGTTATTCGGCTCGTCCGGCGTCTCGGTTAATAAGCTGCCCTAGCTGAATAGGCTCTGACATGCCCGTTACGCGGTTCATTCAGAATGCACTCAACGCTGGCGAGTTGTCCCCGCGTGTCGCTGTCCGTGGCGATTGGGACCGCTACAAGTCCGGCGTCGAGACCATGCGGAACTGGACCCTGCTTCCACACGGTGGGGCCAAGACGCGGCCTGGTACGTTCTTCGTGGCCCAGACCAAGGACGCGGCGAAGGCGTACCTGATTCCGTTCGAGGTCTCGACGATCCAGCCGTACATGATCGAGGCAGGTGATCTGTACTTCCGGTTCTACAAGAACGGGGCACGCATCAACGACCTCACCGGCACGATCGCGGGCGCGGCGAACAACGGCTCCGGCTTGATCCGCATAACCAACGTGGCGCACGGGCTGTCCACCGGGAACTACGTCAAGATCGACGGCGTGCTCGGTACGACGGAAGCCAACGGCGAGTGGGTCGTCACGGTTATCAACGCTGACACCTTCGACCTCCAATCCTCAACCTTCACGAACGCTTACACCAGTGGCGGGACGTGGGGCCGTCCGTTCGTGCTCGTGACCCCCTACTTGATCGCGGACATCTCCACGCTGAAGTGGGCGCAGTCCGCTGATACGCTCTATCTTGCACACGGCACCTATGCCCCCCGCAAGCTGACCCGCACTAGTGACACGTCCTGGACGCTGGCGACTATCAGCTTCCTCGACGGGCCGTACATGGACCAGAACTTGACGACGACGACGCTACGGGTAAGCCTCAACACGGTTGGCACAGGCCGTACCATGACGGCAAGTGCGGCGTTGTTCAACGCAAACCACGTCAATTCACTGTGGCGTATCAAAGGCTCAACCGTGTGGGGCTACGTCAAGGTTACAGGGTTCACGTCCTCTACAGTTGTCACGGTTGAGGTCATCCTCGCACTCGACTTTCCAACGCCTGATGTCTCGACGACGACCGCATGGCGGGAAGGATCATGGTCTACGCACCGTGGGTTCCCGCAGTGCAACACGATCTTCGAACAGCGGTTGTTCTGGGGGGCGACCGCAACCGAAGCTCAAACGCTCTGGAGTTCGACCACCGGCTCCTACGAGGACATGACGCCCTCGGCGGTCGGCGGGTCGGTTGCAGCCAGTGACGCGATCACCTACCGGCTAGGCTCCAACAAGGTCAACGTCATCCGGTGGCTGCTCGGCGTCAAGGACTTGATTATTGGCACCGTGGGCGAGGAGTTCACCATGAACGGCGGGACGACCGCGCTCCAAGCCAGCAATCCGCCGATTGTCCGCTCTGGTACGACCTACGGCTCCAGCACGGTCCAAGCCGTGCGGATTGGGAACCGGGTGTTTTTCAACCAGCGGGCCGGGCACAAGCTCCGGTCCAGTGCGTTCGATGTCGTCGAGGATACCTACAAGGCTCCCGACGTGTCGCTTCCGTCTGAGCACCTACTCCGCTCGACCACGATCTCACGGATGGCCTACCAACTGGAACCGGATAGTATCCTGTGGGTGGTTCGCTCGGACGGCAAAGCACTCTCGTTCACCGTCCACGATGTCGAGCAGGTCTACGGCTGGGCGCAGCACGGCACGGACGGCACCTACGTCGATGTTGGGGTCATCCCGAACACAGCGGGGACCGGGGACAACCTGTGGCAGATCGTGTCCCGCACGATTGGCGGTTCCACCAAGCACTACGTCGAGTACGCTGATCCAATCCTCAACGTGGACAGCGCCCTCTCCTACGATGGGACGAACGCCTTCACGCTGACGCCAGGAGCGACGACTGGAACGGGCGTCACCTTCACAGCGAGTGGGTCGGTATTTGTCGCGGGAGACGTGGGCAAGGTGCTCATCCTGCTCGGCTACGAAGTCAGCGGGGTCAAGTGGTACAGCCGGGCCACGATCAAGACGTTTGTGAGCGGAACCCAAGTAACGGCCGACATCGACGCCGCCTTCCCGAACACCAGCGCCGTCACAGCCGGTAGCTGGGGCATCGGCAAGACGACGCTGGACGGGCTCTACCATCTGAACGGGCGCACGGTCAGTATCGTCGGGGATCAGGCTGTGTACGACACCCAGACAGTGAGCGGGGGCTCGGTGACGCTGAAGTACGGGGATACCGTGGGGCCTGCTGCCGTCAAGATACAAGCTGGCCTTGCGTTCTCACCGACGCCGAAAATTGTCACGCTCCAACCAGCAGTCAGCGATGCGTCCGGGACGAGCCGGAACAAGTGGAAACATTGGGCCACGGTCGAGTGTGCGCTGGAGGAGACGATGGGCCTGACGATCAACTCGAACCCACTCCAGTACCGCAAACCCAGCGACCCGATGGACTCCGGCCCACCCGTGTTCACCGGGGACAAGTCCATCCCGCACCTGCTCACGTCCAAGACGGGCCAGTTGACGTTCGAGCAGACACTACCCTTGTCGGCGACCCTACTCGCCTATTGGGGCGAGTTGGAGATTGGCGATTAAATGGGTCCATTATTCGCACTCGCACTCGGTTCAGCGGCTATCGGTGGGGCGCTGTCCATCACCAAGGGCTTCGAGCAGCAGAAGATCGCCGAGGAGAACGCCGCCACCGAAACCCTGAACGCGCAGTACGCTAAGATTTCAGCAGCGGATCGAGCGTTCCGTATCCGGTATGTGTCGCGCCTGACGCTGGGCCAGATGTCTACGAGCTATGCGCGTGGTGGAGTCAAGGTTGGCAGCGGGTCGTCTGGCGATGTCCTGGCCGAGACCGCCAACCAGTACGATCTCGACGCGCTCAAGGCCGAAATCCAGGGCAACGTCGCGGAGTCAGCGTACCTGCGCTCGGCACACTTGCTCCGTAAGTCCGGCCAGCGTGCGGTTACAGCGGGTTTCTTGTCGGCTGGATCACAGTTGGCGATGGCGGGCATCAACATCGCGGGCGCTGGCGGGTTCAGTAGCGGGATGCCGTCTGCGTTGGAGACTACCGGAAGTGACGCCTATGGAAACTATTTCATCAACTTGCCGCCTGGAGTAAAGTAACGTGGCTGATCCCTACGTCAGCCAACTCGAACTCCCCGCCTCGTCTGGACGGCCCCAGGTGCCAAGTGCGCTGGCAAACGTCTACGATCCGGCGATCCAGTTTACCCACCAAGCCAGCCACGCCCTCGTCGAGCAAGGCAAGGTCCAGGAGCAGCTTGATGGCCTGACGGCAGGCGAGCAGATTCTCCAGAACGTGTTCAACAGCGCCACGGCGAAGGCCCAGGAACTCGCCGACCCTGGCTCCGATCCAACATCGTTCGACCCACGCCAGCGCAAGGCCGATTACAATAAGTTCGTCCAGTCCTTGCTCCAGGCGGCGTCACGAGATGCGGAGAAGGTCGGGGGCACCGGCCAGAAGTACGTCACCTACCACCTGAGCAACATCCTGAATCCGGCGTTGACCAAGTTCAACACCGAGATGGACAAACGGTGGAACGAAAAGAATAACTTCGACCTGAACCAGACGCTCACGAACCTGTCACAACAAGCGGTGGCGTCATCCTCTGCGGAGGAGGTCGAGGCTGTAATCGCCCGTGGACAGGACTTGATCGGAGCCCAGGTTCTCGCTGGCCGCAAGACCGATGAACAAGGTGCGGCCATGTACAAGACGTTCCGGTTCAACACGTACTACAACCGTGTCATCGCCAAGGTCCGCAAGGAGCCGGGGAAGTTCTTGCTGGACTCGACGACGATAACCGCCAGTGATCTCGGCATCCCGCAGGATGTATTCGATCAGGTCTTCGAGAAGGCGTCGGCTGAATACAACCAGTTGATGTCCATGCAGGACCGCAACGCCAAGGCCAATGAGGACGCGCTGCGGGAACTCCGTAACCAGAACTACATGGCGGATGCGTCCCGACTTGACCCGACCATGGGGGACAAAGCGTTGACTCGTACCGAAGTAGAGACCAAGCGTGCACGCGGGATGTATACCCCAGAACAATACGACAAGCTCATCACCGGCCTCCATGCGATCAGGGACGCGGGTGGGCTGGGTGATCCAGTCCGAACCGCGAACCTCGTCAAGCAGGTTGAGATGAACCCGTTCCAGCCGATCCCTTCGGTTGCGGGCTTGAACGGCCCCCAGATCGCCAAGGTGTACGACGCCCAGGCCAAGGCCATGAAACGCCAGCACGACATCGACGACGACGTGGAGCATCCGTTCCACAGCCAGCAGTACAAGTCACGGGAAGCTTCGCTGGTCAGTCTCAAGAACATGGTCCAGTTCTCGATGGAACGGCCCGACGCGGTGAACCTCGTCAACGACATGCTGTACCAGTACCAAACGATGGTCGGGGCGTACTACAAGGCCAACCCCGGCAAGCTCGTACCCTTCGACGACATCTACAACGGGCTCATGGACAGCTTTGCGGGACCACTCGAACGTCAGTTTGGGCTTGGTGTGGACTTACGCACCGCCAACCGTGCAGAGGGAGTCAAGCAACTCCAGCGCCAGTTACAGGCGATTTACAGTAACCGTGAGCTTGATGTGGAGCAGATGAACGCACAAGCCAAGAACATCCGTGAGGCGTTGTCCGTGATTATGATGCTCGCACCGGCTGAGATGCCAAGAAGGAACGCACCCTAATGGCGGACCTCGATAAAATTCTGTCCGAGACGTGGCAGGTAGACGAGCTTGCTTCTGGCCGGGCGATTGCCGGTCTCCCACCGGAGCCGTGGACACCGCCAACACCGGAGGAAGAAGCGATCCCACACGGCCCGTTCGACTCGGCGGTGGACGCGGTAGACGAGTTCCTGAAGAAGAACCCGGATTTCGTCTCCATGTTCGCGTCTGGCACAGGTCCGGCTGGACCGGGTGGGGTGGCGATGGGCGGGGTCCGGTCTACGCTGGAGGCGTGGGCGTCCAAATTGCTCGGTCTGGGCGGTAAAAAGGGGGGTACGGCAGGCAAGCCCGCCGGCAAATCAGCTTCAGAACCAACTCCAACAAAATCAACGCCTTCCGAGACACCCCCTAGTACTGGTACTGGTACAGGGGAGATCGTGCCTCCTGGAGGCAGCCAGGGCCCAAAAACGGGGATTCCTGAAGTGGCTCCGTCACAGCCTAAACCTCTTTATGGAATGTCTCTTGACGAACTTGATAATGCGATTGCCGCTAAAAAACAGCAAGAGGCGGATGTTGATGTTTCACTCTTTGGCGAGGAGGGCGCGAAAAGATTTAAGACGCTTGAGAGGCAATACAACAGTAATCTACCGCTGACCAATCCCGAAAAATACAAGCAGGTTGAAGTCGAATACAACGCCATGATCGACCGGCTTACACCGGAGCAGCAAGACCAACTCTATGGAATCGGGGAACAAGGGCCTTCTCTAGACTCCCTTAAAGCGATCAGAGAAGGCATTACGCAATTAGATTTTGACTCACCGGAAGCTCTCGGACGCTCCCTTCGGTACGCCGTTACCAAAGTAGGTCAGAGAACGAACCCTGCGGAAATGAGTGAATCTGAGCAGGTCGCTTATGCCCAGTTGTTCACAGCGTTCAAGTATGCCAAAGACCAGGGCTGGTCTACGAAAATTATATCCGAGGCAGCAATAAAAGGGTCAGCACAACGGTTCTCTGATCCAGAAGATGCCGCATTTATGCTGCAACGGTTTATGAAACAAGCAGAGAAACAAACAGAATCCAAAACTGGCCTACCAGCCCCTAAAACGGCCACTCCTGAAGCGGCTGTGACAGGAAAGAAACCCAAGCCGAAGGGTGTCCAACTCCTGGCTGGTACACCCCCACCGGAAGCCCCTCACTTGATCGAGCATCCCATCACGCTGGGAGACCAGCCTGTAGGCGAGCTACGGATCAACCCCGCGACGGGTGAAATCGAGTGGCTGGGCAATCTGGAGACGCTAACGCCCCTCAAGCTGGGCCGTGGTGGGCTGGAGGCACTCGGAACCAACCTCGCCAGCTACTACCCGAACCTCGGTGTGCTCCGGTTCGCCAAGATCAAGAAGGGCACGGGACCGGCGATTGCGGGCGTCAAGGAGTATGTGTTCGACCTGAACTCGATCCGGCGCAAGAACGGGGGCGTGGCTGACCCGGTTGCCGACGCCATCAAGGAGACCGTCAACGAGGCGGTGAAAGTCGAGCGTATTCGGCAAGGCGACAAGCGCATCCAGCCAAACGAGGTCTCGAAGGCGCTGGGCCGGGAACTGAACCTGACAGAACAGCAGGTACTTGAGCACCCTGAATTCGAGAATATGGCCCCGATGTTCACCGCCCGCGTGGACCTCGCAAAGAAGGCCCACGACAACGTGCGTGCCGCCTACGACGCCGGGAACGACGACGCCCTCCACCAGTTCACCCAGCAGTACATCGGGCTCCAGGCTAACGCTGAGAACTTCATCGGGGAATCGGCCCGCGTCGTGCAGCTTGGCCGGGATGAAGTGTTCCAATGGCTCAAGACCAGTGGCGACTCGCTGAAGCAGCAATTTGAACTCCACCAGTCGATGTACCCCGACATCCCGCTGTCCGGTGCCCAGATTCGTAAGATGATCGACGCCGTTGGGTTCGATGCCGCGATGAAGGACATCAAGGCCGGTACGCAACACTACTTCAAGGATATGTGGGTGAGCTATTGGATGTCGAATGCCTTCAGCAACGTCACCCGTACGGCTGGCATCAACATCGAGAACGCCTACCTCAACACGCTGAAGCAGGCCGCGTCCCGTGAATTGGGAGCGGCGTCCCAGCGTGTCCTCGGTGCCAAGCCTCTGAGTAAGGGCGCGGCGAAGACAGGGGAACGGGAGGCACTTGTCCAGGGCGAAGGGCTTGTCCAACTTGGCTGGAACGTCGAAGGGTTCAAGCTGACCCTCAAGGCCATCCAGGAAAGCTGGAAGGATGGCGGGTTCCGGCAGATGTACCGCGACTTCATCACCGCTCCCCGGCTGGAACATACGAGCAAACTGGAGGCCGTCCCGAACACACCTGCTATCTCGTCCGAGAACGTCATCAAGGGCATCCTGTACCACCGGGGCAAGACCCTCGACGAACTCGATCCAGACGGCCTCCTGCGACCGCTTCTCGACCACCTAGATGCTTCGTCGGTTGCAGGCAAGGCGATTGATGTAGCCGGGAAAGCCATCCACACCCCGCTCCAAGCCCTCGAACAGGGCGACCGGGCCAGTTACCAGATGCTCATTTACGGCGCACGCGGGGCTGCGGCACACGCACGCGGGAAGCTGGGGGGGCTGGAAGGGGATGCGCTGGCTAATTTCGTGGCCCGCGAAGTCACGAACCCGTCCACGCTGATCGAGAACGAGTCCCATCGCCTAGCCCTCCACGAACTCTACCGTGACCCGATCAAAACCGGTGTCACGAAGGGCATCATGGAAGCGGTGACTCGGTGGCCGATCCTACGGCTGGCCCAGCTTGTGTACAAGACGCCGTTCAACATGGGCCGGAATATGCTGGAGGACTTGCCGGGGTTCCAGCTACTCACCAAGTCGGTACGAGACGACTATGCCGCTGGCGGAGCGCGGGCGAGCCTCGCACAAGGCCGGATGCTGTTCGGCTCGATGGCTGTCAGTACCTATTCTTGGCTCGCGTACAACGACCGGATCACAGGTTCAGGCCCGCAAGACCCGAACGCTCGTCGTCTGTGGCTCACGACCCACAAGCCCAACTCCATCGCCGTCTGGGTGGACAGCAATGACCCAACCAACAAGCTCTGGATGCCCAGCCTCGTGTTTGGGAGCCACGCGATGCTCATGTCGATGGTCGCTGACATCACGCACATGGCGCAGTGGTCTAGTGCCACCCCGTCCGCTATCGACGACAACTGGTGGGACAAGGCGAGTCAAGCCCTGTATTACCCTGTCCTCGCCATCGCCAAGGACGCCACGAACAACCTGTGGATGCAGGGGTTCACCAACCTGCTGAGTGTCTTCGATACGATGCCGGGGGACACGGTGGAGAAGGCCCAGGACCGGGTGAAGAAGTTCACCGAGCGGTCGGCATCATTGCTCATTCCGGCCCACAGCTTGCTCAAAGATATGAACGTGGAGGTCAACACGATCCTCGACGATCTCAAGGCCACGGTGCCGTTCTGGGGCGGGCTGAAACCGAAGCGCGACGACTTCGGCGACATCGACTACACCAACATGCTCAACACGATGACCGGCATCGGCCCGGTGTCCAAGTCACAGGAGATGGAGCGTGTCGTTCAGGAAGTCGCCAAGAATGCGCCCCAGCTACGGTCGATCCCCAAGTTCCTCGACGGCCAGGAGTTGACTGGCAACGAGGAGTCTGAGTTCAAGCGTATCCGTGGGCAGGAAGTCCGACACAACGGCCTCACCATGAAAGACGACCTCAAACGTCTCATCGACAGCCCCCTGTACCAGCGATCCACCGAGGGCCGCGACGGGAGCCGTGCCGCGCTCCTCGCCGCCCACTACAACTACTTCACCAGCAAGGCCCTCGAAATCATGGGCCGTGAGGACGCCAAGTTCATGAACCTGAAGGACCGTATCGAGAAGGAAAGCCGGAAAGCGGGCCGTCCGTTCCGGCATCCAGCGACACACGAATTAATCGGCATTTCGCCATAGGAGGATAACGTGTCTGTTTCTAATACCACCACGCGGTTCGTATTCACGGGCAACGGAGCCCAGACCGCGTTCCCCATGACCAACTGCCTCGTGTATGCCTCGACGCATGTAGAGGTCTACCTGGCGACCGTGCTCCAAGTCACGGGCTACACGGTGAGCGGGTTGAATAACGCCGCTGGAGCCACGGTGACGTTCACGACCGCGCCTGGGAGCGGCGTGCAGGTCATCTGCCAGCGCGTCGTCCCAAACACCCAGCTAACCACGTACTCCATCGCAGGCGCGTTCCCGGCGAAGACCAACGAGAAGGACCACGACCTCGGCACCATGCAGGGACAGCAGTTGACGACGGAGATGAACCGGACCATACGCCAGCCGGTCGGCGACAGCGCGGACATCGCTCGCCTCCCCGCCAAAGCCACCCGTGCGTCCAAGTTTCTGGCGTTTGACGCTAATGGAGAACCAATCGCCTCTGCGCTGATTTCTACAGCATCAGCAACGCCGGAAGGAGTGGGTTTTGATAGTGTTGTAGATGTAGATGCCTATACGGATTTTGCTGCAGCGGTGGCGGCACAAGGCAGCCTTGTCAAAACACTTCTAATTGGCTCAAGTAAAGTCGTCGCTGGAAATGTCACAGTGCCTTCCACGCTCACATTATGGTTTGTGGGGCAAGGCCAGCTCTCCATCAACAGCGGCGTGACGGTGACGATCAACGGCCCGCTCATCGCCCCGCCACGGCAGGTTTTCAGTGGGAGTGGGACGGTTAAGATTAACAATCAGGATGAGATTCTGGCGAATTGGTTTGTCACCGGCGGCACTGGCACAAATGCTGATCCGTGGACTGGCTGGACATCCTTTGTAAATGCCATTCCTACATCCAGCACTGGACCGACCATTACCATCGGGGCAGGAGGAGTTAACTTTAGCAATGGGGTCTTTGGTTTCTCATCCACAGTTCAGTTAGACAATCAGAAAACGACGTTACGTGCAGGCCGTGATACTTATTTCAAGTGGACAGGTGGCGCGAGTCCCATGTTTCGGTTCAATGCTGACCGTATCACCTTCGATGGGGGCACGCTAGACGGCGGAGGCACGGCCACACGCGGCATCTATGTAGCGGGTGTCGTGCCGGGAAATATCAATGCGAACTGGCCGACGATAAAAAACATGCTCATTCGGAACGTGACCGAAGCAGACATTGTGCTGGGGAACGATTCTGGTGATGCTGGTAATTGGAATGTGACGCAAGCCTACCTTGAAAACCTGGAATTGCGGGACGGGACGCATGGCATCATCTTCCAGACGAAGTTTTCCTCCTTCCACACACTCAACGCGGTGACTGTGACAGGACATACTAATGGGCTGACATTTCAGAACATCGCCCCAGGACCGGTACAAATGACTGGCGTGATTTTTAGTGGCAACACCAAAGACATCAACATTGGTCTATCCGCTGGAGGCACAGCAAGCCTCTATGGTCTAGGAGTTTGGGGAGGTGAGGATAGCACTGAGTTTTTCAATATGACTAGCGTGGGTAGGCTCAATGCCGTGCTCATCGGACTGACTGATAACATCAATGTAGCCAATGATACGTTCGATATCAGTGCTGAGGGGAGGCTCGTTCTCGTCGGCGGCAGTTTCCAAGGACTCGTTCGAACGAGCAACCCTGTCGCCGGAGCCGGACGGCTTCTCATCGTAGACCTTGGAGTCTATTGGGGAAGCAACATAGGGCCTCAGCTTGCCAACGTGGACGCCAAAACGAGTTTGTTCTCAGTGAATAGTAAACTGGGGCTTGGCGGCGCTTCAGACCCGCAAGATGCCTGGGTTGCCTTGGTGAGTGCCTTGCAGATCAATGCCGGGAACTCTCGCGGTCTCCGTCTCTGGCCAGGCAATTCTACGAGCGGATTACCATCTTTTCTGTTGTCCCGTACAGCCCCAACGTATGGGGCATCTGTCGCCATCGACACCTCCTTGGGTAATGAATTTGATGTGACAGCCACGGATGGCGTTGCGTTTACTGTAGCAAACCCGACCAATGCGACTGATGGTCAGCGGATCACGATCACGATTCGCAACACGTCTGGAGGGGCGCTTGGGGTCCTCACTTTTGACACGCTCTATAAAGCCTCGGCGTGGACTCAACCGGCTAATGGGTTTAGCCGCTCAATAGACTTCAAATATAACGGAACAAATTGGGTGCAAATCGGCCAAACTGGTGTGGACGTGCCGAATTAGCTGACGCGGCATGAGTGAGATGATATGACTGGCGACTACCATAAGCTCGATCAGGCGTTCCAGGCAGAACTCCAAGAACTCGAACACGACCTTGGCTTTGCACTGAACGTCAACAGCGGCAAGCGAGACGCGGAGCACAACCTCGACGTGGGCGGCGTACGGGACAGTGCCCACACCGAGGAGCCGTGCAAAGCGGCTGACATCGCCGTGTCGAATGGGTATCAACGCTACGCCATCGTCTACCGCGCCATCGAGTGTGGATTCAAGCGGATCGGGGTCGCCAAGACGTTCATCCACCTAGACCGTTCTTCTACCTTGCCCAGTCCCGTCATCTGGACCTACGACGTAAAAGGATAACATGGCCGACCGACGCATCTTCAACCAAGAACTGACGACGCACTCCGGGACGCTGACCCAGATCGCCACCAACTTGCAAACCGAGTTCACGACGCGCAAGGCGGATGGCTGGAAGCTGACCCAGATCATCACGGCCACGACCAACGGGAGTACGGTCGCCATTCTCGCCATCTGGGAACTGGAAGGTGTGCTATGAGTCCGCAGGAGTTCCAGCTACTCATGGGCCGCTTGCAGAACCAAGATGACTCGCTGGCCCGTATCGAGCAGACAACCAAAAACATCAATGGGCGTGTCCGGCAGAACGAGAAGGACATCGCCTATGCGAAGGGGCTGGGATACGCGGGAATGATGTTCACGTCCGCTGCATGGGGCATCTGGACGTGGTGGAGCGGAAAATGAGCTTCCTGTCCCAGCGAGAATCTTGGTGTAGCGCCAGTAAGCGGTACCGAGATAGACATCCAGACCGCGTTTCCGCACGGAACAAGGTTACAAACACACAGTACAGCCAGAAGAAGTTCCTTGCTAGGCGGGCTATCAAAGCTGAAGTCCTAGCACACTATTCAGGTTCTTCAGTTGCTAAGTGCATTACCTGTGGGCATTCGGATATACGAGCCTTAACTTTAGACCACATACAAGACGACGGCGCTGAACAACGCAGAACGAACGGCAGACTAGGTGGTTTTATGTTTTATCGTCAATTGCAGCAACGCGGTTATCCATCTGGATATCAGACATTATGCGCAAACTGTAATCTAGTTAAGGAACTGGTCAGACGAGAGAAAGTGGTCACTTGTCGTTTTTAGCCGCAGTTCCAATTATTGGTAACGCCTTGGAGCAGGTCTTCGGCGGGCTGGATAAACTTTTCACCAGCGACGATGAAAGATTGCGCGGGCAGGCGACGATCCTGATGGCGTTCCAGCCGGTCATCCTCGCCCTTGTCCAGGCCCAGGCCGAGTTCGACAAGGCCCGTTCTGATCTGGAAAAGGTGGCGCTCACGTCCGAGGACTGGTTCGTGCGCCGGTCGCGTCCAGCGATGTCCTGGTTGACGTTCCTGGGCTGGCAGTACGCGGAGATCACCGGCAACGCCAACGCCGACCATGCCTTCTACGCCTTCTGCGTGGTGGCCGGTATCTGGTCCGCGACACGCGGGGGCGAAAAGATTGTCACACAATGGTTAGGACGTAAAGAAGGCAACGGCAATGGCAAGTAACACTGTACGGAGAGCCACGGCTTTTACTAATTTAGTGTTCCTTAGTAGCAGATTAGTAATTGCAAATGGTGAACGGCAGGGAAGGGACGCTATGAATCGTGTGGCAGCACGTTCTAGTCTGGCTTGTACTCTATTTCACGCTAATCCCCTCACAAGCCATTAACGCGAAATATCATACCGTCGAAACTGTAGACTCCTGCACCTATGTTATCAACCATGACGGGAAGACGGTTGAACCCTCCGGGACGCTGTGTTCGGTTGAATGGGGCGCGGACCTCGACGAGACCGGCCAGTGGGTCTATCTCGAACTCCCACACCACACTGTGATGCTCGCCGTGCCGGTGGGGTTCCACAAGGGCTGGCTCCGGTACACCTACGGGCACAGTCAGGCCGAGTGGTACGACGACGACGGTAAGGATTACTCCAGTCCAGCTTTTATCTATATCCGAGGCCACATCTAGCCATGCCGTTTGACAGACGAAAATATAACATAGAGTGGCGTGCAAAGAACGGTCGATTAGCCGCGAAAAGATATCGAATACGATTGCGTGCCGCTGTGCTAGGTTTTCTTGGAGGAGCGTGTATTAGATGCGGCTTTGCAGATTCTAGAGCGCTTCAAGTAGATCATGTTCATGGAAACGGGCGCTATGATCGACTGCAACACAGCTCAAGCCCAAGCGGATATTATCGGCACATATTAAAAGATACGACAGGAAAATACCAATTGTTGTGTGCCAATTGTAACTGGATTAAACGAATAGAGAACAAAGAACACCGCCGTTTTATCGACGAGGAGTAACCCTTTGCGGTATTGCATCCCGAAGACCGTCCGGTTCCCCGGCTACACCGCGAAGGTGGTCCTGCTGAATGACGAGGATTTCGAGGAGGAGTTCGGGTCGGCCTGTCTCGCGTCGTGGGTCGTGGAGGAGCGGACGATCTACTTGCGGGTCAACCGGAACCGGAAACAACGCCTCGCCGACTTCGCGCATGAGATGGGCCACTGTTTCATGGATTGGCAGGAAGCGGTGCTAGGCAGTAAAGACAGCGATCCTAAAACGTAATTAACCCTCCTTCCGCTCGCCCCGCGCGTTCTTTATAGCTTCTTCAATCTTCTGACACGTACAATCCACAATCACCCGTGGTTTTGGTGCCGTTGGGCAGTGGTGACTAACGCCCAGCCAAACAGGATAGCCACAGAACCAACAATCACCTATGCGTTCTGGTACTGTGCTGCTCATGGACCCTCATACGCCTGTCTCCATTTGCTGAATGAAGCGTCTTCCGAACCACTCGATCACGTTTAGAGTGGAACACCAAACCAAGTGAGAAATTCACGTTTACAAAACTTGCATTGTACTTTTCCGGTAGTTAGGTACTGGTCGGTCACGACCAGCCTATGCCATCCAAAGAAACAGAGAATCTTGCTCATTCTGGAAGTCTCCTCGTCCCTTCATCTCCGCACTGCGCCTGAGCCAGTTGCGAGCAGAGGCGCTGGGTCATGGTGCTGATGGTGCGGCGCGGATCGCGGCGGCGATCTTGACTGCGGCACTCACCGCCGCCTCTGCCTCGATAATAGCCATTTGTATCTCAGTGAAGAAGTCTCTAGGCTTGCCAGGCGGAATACCTTCATTGGCGAGAATGAGAAAGTTGTCGTGGACGAGACGGAGTGTCTGCACCGTGTGATTCAGCGCCGCCGTGACTTCGGCCAGCCGCGCGCAATGCCATTTCGCAATCTTGAGATACTCCCCTTTTGTATGCGCCTGTTTCAACTTCCATGACCGCCGAGGGTGGACGGCCTGATAGATCATCTCCGCTATTTGTTCATCAGTCATGGATGGCCTCGTCATAGCGACGCTGGGCTGTTTCCACGGCCTCCTCTGCACTCGCGCCGCCGCCTCTCGCCACATCACCGCACCGATAGACGTTGAGCAGGCCCTGGAGCGCGGTAATCAATTTCTCGGCAGCGGCCAGCCGCTCGCGTAGGGCGTCCCGCTCGGCCTCGGCCTGCTTCACCTTGATACCTAAACAGCCATTACACCATTCCTCGTGCTCCTCATCAACATAGGGACCGTGTGGTTGCGGCGCGGTTAACTCTGCTAGATGATCTCGTAAATTCTCACGGTCATCGTCTTGGCGATTTAATGTCTCAACCAACTCCGCGATCCGCCGCTGCGCCTGTTGGTACGTGGCTTCCGGTATGGTCACGCGCCCATCCGCCTCAATGGTCACGATCACGTCAACGGGAATCTCAAATTGCTGAAGTCGCTGCCGCGCCTCCTCTAAGGCCGCGGCAGGATCGCACGTGGTATGCTCCAGTTTCTCGTTCGCCTCGGCCAGCTGGCGCTCAAGCTGCTCGACGCGCTCGGTGGCATTGTTTCGGTCCTTCGTAGCGAGGCTGAGACAGAGTCGGGTTTCGGCAAGCTGGTTGGCGAGGCCCTCGTTCTCTAGTAACAGCTCATCCGCCATGCCATTATGGTTCAGGCTAAAATGTTTTTTGATCTGTGCTAATCGTTCTGGCGTCAACCGCTGCACCTCCTCGCTCATAGCACCCTTCCGCATTGGGGGTAGCCTCTGGGCTTCGCCGTCCTACACACCTTGGACCGTGTGGCAGTATGCGCACTCATGCGCATACTCACTCGCCATGCCCTCGATGGCCTGGTCCAAATGCGCCTGACAGACCTTCCGTCGGACGCCAGCAATCATGACGAAGGATC